GCCTGTGAAGCAAATGCTTCTGCAACTGCATCTGCAAGTGTACCGTTATTCTTAACGATTCCTCCAAATACATCTGTACCTGCGTAGAACTTAAGATTGTTCTTAAGTGCACGGTACTTACGTGGCATTGCTGTAACGATTGACTGCATAACATCAGTTGTCCAAGCATTATCTGCTACTGTAACAACTGCTTCATGAGCATCACCGTTCTTGGCCTTGTGGATAAATCCTGGCATGATCGACAAGAATGCTCCTGTTGATCCATCACCGTTGATAGCGAGATCTTCGATATCGTTAGCAAAAGCATTGGTCATCAAGCGTACCAAGTGATCCTCTAGAGCACCACCTTCGACACCATCTTCCAAAGACTCTGCAGAAACTTCCCAGTCAAGACGAATCTTCTTGGTTGTAAGTTCTACCTTAGTGAATGTTGCGCCAGTGTTTGTGTAGTTACCGTTTGCCTGTGCAGCAGCACGGATAACACGCTCACCAACGTTTACCTTTTCAAGTTCCATTGAATTGGCACGCATGGTCACTCTACGACCATCCTTTGCCAATACTGTTGCATCCCAAACATAGTCGATAAAACGACGTGCCTGCTCAGGGCGCAGAATTCCAGAAGCCGCATCACCCGAAGGGTTGACAGCGTTTGCTCCTGTTGTTGAACCAAAGTTAGCATTAGGGATGTTGCCAAGTGTGTTAGCACCTGGATCTGTTACTCCACCAATACCACCTGATGCAAATGCTCCCTGGCCTTGATAAAGACCTGGTGCAGTTCCACCTAGTTCACCTGTTTCTCCAGGTTGGTTTTTCTTAATTTCTTCTGACATATTGTCACCTCCTAGTGATTTGTTCATTTGAATAGATCGGCTGTTTTGAGGAAACGTCCGCCCCATAGAGACTTTTCAACCATTTCAGGCTGATCCTGGATAATCTCGCCGAGATCACCAGACTTTCGGAATGCGGTGTCGGCTTCGACAGCGTCTACTCGTTTTCCAAATTCATTGAACTCTGAACGTGCTTCAGTTACTTCAGTAGCAACTGCCTTTACAGAGTTATTTAGTGTTGCGACATCTGACTTAAGAGCAGTTAGTTCTGAAACTTCTGCTTGTAAAGACTTGACTGTTGCAACTAGATCGCTAAAGGCTGATTGTAGAGTATTCTTGATTTCAGTTACTGCATCCGCAATAACATCATCTGACTTAGATACTTCTGTAGTTTCTTCTGCTACTTCGGTTTCGTCTGACTTCTCAACAACTGTCTCTTCTGTTGTTACGATTTCATCTGACTTTTCAACCTCTTCCGCTACAACAGTTTCTTCAACTGCTACAACATTTTCAGTAGTATCTTCAACTACGGCATCTGCCTCTGGAGCAACCTGTACATCTTCAACTACATCAGTCTTTTCAACTTTTGCTTTTGTTGTTTTTGCCATAGGACTTGCCTCCTTGTTAGTCTTAGAAGTATTAATGCCTTTAGCACTATCAACTAAGAATTTTATCATTTCTGCTTTTTCATTATCCGCTTTTTCAACGAACCCTATATTTTCCATTTGGTTTCCTGATGTTGGGCTTAACTCGTTATCATTCTCTGATAGCAAAACTATTCCAGATTCTTTATCCCAAAATACATTTTCAATTTGAGTTTCTAATCCAACGCCCTTGAGTATATCTACTCCATCAACCTTTTCTACTGATACAATATTTGCAAACTGATTTGCTGGTGAATCAACAAGTGATAACTCTACCAAATCATATTCTTTGATAATTCTAATTTGTGAATCTGACTTCTCGTCATATCCATCATCCCACTTATTCATTCTTCCACCAATAGAAAAACCAGTTAGTGTTCCATCAAGAACCTTTTCCCAAGTATCTTGTGCACCTTTTGAAACATATGCAGAAACAAGAACTCCGTTATAAAACTTCTTTGTCTCTGGATCAAAATACTTTTCTGCTTTAAAATTAACCATCTTACCAACTGCTAATGGTTGATGCATTTCACGAATGTTGCCACGAAACTTTGCAAATGCTTCCATAGATGCTTCTGCTGTAACGATATCCATTTGCTTATCTAAGTTATCAAGTGATGCAAATCCTGAAACTAAACGACGCTCTTTATCTACCTTACTGAAAGGCATTGAAAGACGTAAATTCTCTCCATCGGAATCCCAATGGGCTTTAGTTATATTCATGGTTATACTATTATAATCCCCGTTTTTTTAAAATCTCACTATTCGGGACTATTTTCTCCCTTCACCTTTAGGATTTCTTCCAGTCACAGTTGAAGTGCTGTCAGAATTATTATTCACTCTCTCGCCATCTCTGGCTCTAGTCGTTGTGGCATCTGCAGCCTGTTGTGGCTTTAGATCTAGTGGCTCATCTCCGCCATCTCTTTGTGGCATTCCAAGAATTGTTCTTGCCTCGTTTGGAACCATGATCTGGTTCTTGACATACCTTTCAAGTATCTGAGACTGTGCAATCTCATCTGTAAGCGTCAACTCTTTAAACGTAAACTCTAATATATCTGTCTTTTCACGAATAATCTTGTTGATCATTTTTTCAAGTTTATCCTGTGCTGGGCGTGCAACTTGCTCTTTAAATGTTCTATCCTGTGCAAGGGCTGCTGCGATCTGAGAAGAATCTCCACCACCAAGTTTTGAAAGTGGAACTTGATGTGCAACAAGAATATCATCACGATTTTGCTTACGATACTTTTCAAATGAGCCTTCTTGTACTCCGTTCTCAATTGGTTCCATCTTGAACTCAACTTTAGAGTTATCACTATCTCCTGGAAGAGGAATATATAGGGTTCTATGAGACTGCCCCTTAAGATTTGTCTGCAAGAATCTAAACATCTTATCCTCTGCATCTGCAGATAGTTTTGCACCCTTTAATGTAACAACATAACGTGGAACTGCTTTATTACTGAAGTAATCAATGTTATATTGAGATGCAAGCGCATCTCCATGCAACGAATTAATTGCAGACATGATATCTGGAATACCATAAAAAGTATTCAAAGGTGAGTATTGCTTAAAATGAATAATCTCATTTGGTCTTGTATCTGCTGTAACTGGGTTTGGATTCTTTGCGCCGAAGTTACGGAAGTAGACTACCTTGTTTCCAATTACCTGAACAAAACCATCACGAAGACGACGAACACGCATTGTTGTTGCTGGTATATGACCAACATATCCAATTTCTCCACGAGTTGTTCTTCCAATTTCTAAATATGCATTACCAACTGCCTGAAGATCTGTATACACCTTCTCCATTGTAGAAGTAAAAGAATCATCCTCATTTAAAGATTCAAGCCAGTCTCTTACTTCAATTTTTGCTCTTTCAATTCTCTTGCGTGCTTTTTGTGTTGCACTATTATCTTCAGATGATTCAAGTTTCATCATAGTTCTTGGAGATACTTGAAACTCGTATCCAAGGCCAACAATGTTTTCCACTTTTGCATCAATGGCTGCATGGTTTGCAAATGATGTATCATAATAGTTTGCTAACTCATAAACATTCCATGGTGGTGTAATTACATCAAACATTCCATAGCCATTACGGTACACAGTTCCTGGATTAATTTCTTTTGACTTTGCTCCGTCAAGCCAAGTGCTTTCTGCTAATGCACTATCTAAATATTGCTGTGACACATCTGACTTTGACATTCTTTGTGCACGTCGCTTAAAATTATTATCTAGTCCCGATAGGTTCTTTAGATAGTCCCAACTTTTTGAAAATGGATCCTGCTCTTTAAACTTATCAACTTCTTGTGCAACATCATCAATTCTTGCACCAATAATAAAATCTCTATCTTCTGACATTATTCTTCATCTCCATACTTTGCAATAGTATCTTTTGCTGCTTGCACTGCACCAAGGTCATTAAGTGATGGGATTAGGCCAGCCTTCATTCTATCTACCTGCTCAGAATATTCTTCTTCAGAAACTCTTGTTAGCCCTGGAACAAAAATGCATTCTCCATCGCCTTCATCTCCATGATACTTTGCTGCATCTCTCAGTTTTGCAATTTGGGATATATCTCCACGCACTGAAGGAACATTTAAAATTGATCCATTACCGTCTGTAAACCACTTGCCATTTGACTTCTTATAAACGTAAAGACCCCAGTTATACTTTTTTTCTATAACTTGTCGTCTAACGTTACTTACTATTGGTTTGCCAGTTTCTGGGTTAATTAGTGAATCCATAACCACTAGTATACCATATTATGATGGTTCGTGGGTTGATAATCTCCATGTTGCCTTGCTATATATCTTAAGTGTGTCAGCAAGTATACTTAAACTTTCTCCATCATCCACAATAATCTTATTCGTGCCAGTA